AAAAAATATTGAAGATGCAAGAGCAAAAGCAGCAGAATTATCAAGATTAGAGTATGAACAAATAACTAAATCTTTAACAGATCAAATAGATTTTCTTAATAATGCAATTACATTAGGACAAGGAGAAGCTGAAATCATAAGGGAAAAAAATAGAGTTATAGAGGCTGCTAGAAAAGCTGGAGTTAAATTTGATGAAGCAGAAATAGATAGACAAGTACGATTAAAACGTCAATTAGAAAAATTAAATACTTTATATGCAGGAATCGCTTCAACAATAGAAACAGGTCTTGTAGATGCAATAGAAGGTGCAATACAAGGAACTAAAACACTTGGAGAAGTTGCTCGTAGTGTATTCACGCAAATTCAAAGATCACTTTTACAGGTTGGTGTTAATTCTTTCTTAGGAGCTATTGGTATTCCTGGATTCGCAAATGGAGGTAGGCCACCTGTGGGTAGAGCTTCAATCGTAGGAGAAAAAGGGCCAGAATTATTTGTACCTGATAGAGCAGGAACTATAATCCCAAACAATCAGTTAGGAGGGTCTACAAATGTAGTTGTAAACGTAGATGCCTCTGGATCTAATGTAGAAGGGGACGATCAATCCTCAAGACAACTGGGAGAACTTATAGCAGCTGCTGTACAATCTGAAATAGTAAAACAACAAATGTCAGGAGGTTTATTAAGTTAATGACAGAGTCTTTTCCAACAACAGTAAATCCGTCTTATGGTTCAAGAAAAATCTCGAAACCTAAAATACGAATTGCACAATTTGGTTCGGGGTACTCTCAGAGATCAACATTCGGTATTAATCAAAATTTAAAGAAATATCAATTTGACTGGAACAATATTTCTGAAACAGAAGCAGACGAGATAGAAACTTTTCTTGATGCACGTGCTGGGGTTGAACACTTTGATTACACACCAGCAGGAGAGTCAGCTTCTAAAAAATTTATTTGCAGAGAATGGAGTAAAACGATTCCATTTTTAGATAGAGCTACAATAAGTGCAACATTTGAGGAGGTGGCAGAAACATGACACTGGATTCTAATTTAGAAAGTAACAGTTCACAAATTGCACCCGCAAAAGCTATTGTTAGCGAAGAAATACAAAAATTAGAACCCTCTGCCCTTATCGAATTATTTGAACTTACTTACACTGCTGCTGTTAATGGAATAGATCAGGTGGTAAGGTATCATGCTGGAACAAATGAAGTAAAATCAGATATTGTTTTTGGTGGTAATACCTATTCTGCTCTACCTGTACAAGTTTCTGGGTTTGATAAAAAAACGCAGGGAACTTTACCAAGGCCAAAATTAAAAGTCTCGAATGTAAATAATGCCTTATCTGCTTTTATTCTTCTTTATAATCCCTTACAGGGTAAAGTACAGAGAATACAGACATTTACAAAATTTCTTGATGCTGCTAATTTTACAAGTGGTACAAATAGTACTGCTGACTCAACAGCCATAGTAACTACAGATGACATTTGGTACATAGATAGGATCAGTGCAGAAAACCCAGAATTTGTAGAATTTGAATTATCACCAAAGATAAATTTACAGGGCTTTAGGATCCCAAGAAGAGTGATTACAGAACATTGTCCATGGGAATATCGTGGTAATCAGTGTGGATATGAGGGTAATAAATGTTTTAACGTTAATGATGAACAAATAACTGGCGGTACGTTAGCAGAAAGAAAAGCACTTGATAAATGCGGTCATAAGTATTCAAGTTGTTTATTAAGATTTCCCAAAGGCGATAATAATGAAAGAGATTTGCCTTTTGGTGGGTTTATAAATGCAAGAATACAAATTTAATGACATTTAAATTAGCGGCAAAACAACACGCATTAGAAGAAGCTCCAAAAGAAGCCTGTGGCATTGTTGTTAATGATATTTATTATCCTTGTAAAAATATTTCTGATACGCCAGAAAATACTTTTGCAATACATCCAAAAGATTTTTTAAAGGCAAGATCAAAAGGTAAATTACAATATATTGTTCATTCACACCCTGAGGGAGGACTTGCAAGCAAAACTGATATAAATGCCTGTAAAGCAACCAAATTAAAATGGTATATTTATAGAAACACTTTAGACGAATGGTTAATTATAAATCCTTAATTGGGAGACAATGGAAGTATGGTATTTTTGATTGTTATACGATAGTGCGTGATTATTATAAACTTTTAGGAATAAGTCTTCCTGACTACGAAAGACCTAAAGATGTAGAAACTTGTGAAAGTATTTTTTTAAAAGAATCAAATAAATTAAATTTTAAAGAAGTTAATATAAACAACAGAAAACCTAATGATATTTTAATAATGAAGATCTGGACTAAAGAACCTATGCACGCTGCCGTTTTGTTGAAAAATGATATGATTTTACATCAGAAATCTCAATCATTAAGTTGTTCAGAATATTATAATCATTATTATAGAAGAAGAACTGTAGGGTGTTTTAGATATGCAGCATAAAATCCTGCTGCTAGATGAATTGGGAAAAAGATGGGGTGAATCTCATACTTTTTATAATCTCAGAACCCCAGCAGATGCTATACGGCTTTTATGTATAAATTATCCAGATTTTGGTAAATATCTTGCAACTTCACATGAACAGGGTATCGCTTATCAGGTTACACAGGTGGGGCATGAATTAAAATCTAATGAACTCACACTCCCTTTAGGACAACATGATTTAGTAATAGCACCTGTAATTATAGGAAGTGAAGGTGCCGTAAAAGCTATTGCTGGTGCCGCTTTGATTGCTACTGCGGTCATCACAGGAGGTGCTGGTGGATTTCTTGCGACTTTTCAAGCTACTGGTTTAACCGGTGCCGCTGCCCAAATTGGTGCAGCTTTAGTGCTAGGTGGTGTACAGGAAATGCTTGCTCCTCAATTACCTACTTTTGACAATTCAATGGATGTTGGTCGTACAGGTTTTAATGGTGGCCCCGCAGCATTAGAAAGGGGTGCTGATGGACAACAGAGCTATGCGTACAGAGGTGCATCAAATACTGTTGGAATCGGCAAAACAATACCCATAGTTTATGGTAAGGCCATGGTTGGTAGTCACTTAATCACCACAGATATAGATGTAACTAATGAAAGTGATCCGTTGATGACAAGTTTTGAAAAGCCAAGCAGTTCAACAGTTAGAGTAAATGGTGAAAAAGTTTTATTTTCAGATTCAATAAAAAATTATGATAATTTACGTGCAGCTAGGATAGATCCAACTGAAAAAGTCACAAATTTTCCACCTCCAAATGCAAACAGAGTTGGAGCTTTGCAGACTATTGGAGAAGGAAATTTTGATTTTGTGTTAGGTAAAAGCGGTGGAGCAACAAGGATCGGCTTTGTAAACCTTGAAGGAACAGGGGAACAAAAAATTTTAGATAATTTAGCAATATCCGATGACTCTAATAGTGATCAATTTAGAAATAAATGCCAGATAATGATTACTTTTAGTGGTTTACAAGATCGAGTCGGCACTGCTAGTTCTACAATAATTCAAGGATATATAAGTTTTGCAATAATAATAAAAACAGGATCATCTACTGTTTTAAATCAACAATTTATTATTCAAGGCACACAAAACTTTACACAAAAAATAAGATATATTTTTAATGTTAGACCTGTAGTTGTAAGTGGAGCTTCTAGTTATAAGATGTTTGTTCAAATTTTAGATAAAGCAACTTTTAAAACAGCTACTTCCACAACTATTAAAAATGCTACAAAAATGAGAATTGATTCTGCTGGTTATGACTTAATTCCTACATAAAATAATATGTCATTAAATTCTACAAGTGTTATAAAAATTGTTGACCTTTTATGCGAAGGTCCGATCGAGGAAATTGTTGGAGGTAAAAAAGGAATTTTTTTAAATGAAACTGCTGTTGAGGATAATAAAGGTGATGAAAATTTTCCAAAAAAAGATGTTAAATATCAACTAAGAACAGGTACAAGAAATCAAAAACAGTTTGAAGATCATAAAAAAGCAAATTCTAATGTTATAGATATAAATCAGGAAATAGGTTCAAATTACAGCGAAGAACTAAATGAGCAAAATAAAGTAAAAAAAAGAGACTATGGAGGAGGGGAAGTTATTACACAGATAAACGATCCAGATACAGATTCATTTCAGATATTATTTACTGTCCCTTCTTTATTTTGTCAAGGTATGGAGGGTATTTCTAGAGGACAATTTTTTAATGCAAAAGTTAAAATAAAAATACTTGTAAAGGCAAGAAATACAAGTTATATATCATGTGAAACTTTAAACATAGAAGGCATTTCTACCTCTAATTATCAAATCAAAAGTAAAATTATTAATTTAAGAGAACTTAGAGAAAATGGTATTTTTAAACCACCGTTCTTAATAAAAGTACAAAAAATAACAGATGAGGAAAAAGATTATGAAGTTAGATTTAATCTGCTTGAGACAATAAATAAAAAAACACCCTTAGGAAATACTAGAGCAAACAGAGTCATCTTCAGCTCTTTAATAGAAAGACAAGAAATTAGAACCGCATATCCATATACTGCCTGCGTTGCCTTATCATTATCAACTGAATCCTTTTCGAGTTTACCTTCTAGATCATATTTAGTAAAAGGAACAAAGGTAAAAATACCATCAAACGCAAGCGTTCAAAATGATGGAAGGCTTAAGTTTGAAGGCACTTTTGACGGAAGCTTGGCAGAAGGTAAATTCTGGACAACGTGCCCTGTTTGTATTTTTTACGACCTGCTTACCAATAATCGCTACGGATGCGGGGATTTTATAAAGGCATCTAACCTTAACTGGGTTGATCTATATGAGCTTTCAAGATACTGCAATCAACGTGTCGATACACCAGACGGAAAAGAGGCTAGATTTGCAATAAATACAGTTTTAGGAACTCAAGCTGATGCCTACAAGGTCTTGCAAAATTTAGCAAGTATATTCAAGGGTATTACTTATTGGGGATCAAATACTGTCAACCTTGTTGCAGATCATGGAAATCTAGATGGCAGTGATATTGATCCTGTTCATCTTTATACAAATTCAAATGTTATAGATGGCATATTTTCTTATTCTGGTTCATCATTAAAAACAAGGTCAACATCAATTCAAGTCAGTTACAACGATCCTGAAAATTTTTATAAGCCTAATGTAGTGGTAGTTGAAGATTATGATTTAATAGAAAAATATGGTTACAACATAAAACAAATAGTCGCTTTTGGTTGTTCTTCCAAATATCAGGCCCAAAGAATGGGTCAATGGGTTTTAAATTCAGAAAAATTAGATAGTAAAATAGTAACTTTTACAACTGGTCTTGATGGTATAGGTCTATTACCTGGTCAAGTATTTGCAGTTGCAGATGAAATGAAGGCGGGTTTAATATTATCAGGAAGAATTTTAGACGTAGATTCAACAACACGATTCACACCAGATCAAAATTTCGATACTTATGTGGGAGGCAAAGGTAATCAATTTGAGGTGAGCGTTACTTTGTCTGACGGCACTGTAGAGACACAAAAAATACAAAGTGTTTTTAATTCTGGAAAGATTACAGTTAAAAATGCTTTTTCCTCAGCTCCCTTGGCTGGTGCTGTTTATACTTTAGAAAATAATACTATTAACCCTGTTGTAAATCAAAAATTTAGGTGCATAGATATCAAAGATAATGGAAACAGTACTTACAATGTCACAGGATTAGAATTTAATGATTCCATTTATGAAGTTGCAGATAATACAACAAATAACAAAGCTAAATTAGAATATGAAGATGTAACAGGTTTTAATAACAGGCCAACAAAACCTGAAAATTTAGAAGTTACAAGTACAAGAATACAATTACAAAATAGTTCTACAAATAGAGTTACATTTTCATGGTCAAGAGGTATAAACGGATCTAATGTTAATTTTACAGTTAGATTCAAGAAGGGAAATGGAAATTTTAAAATTAGAAAAAATATAGATGAGACATCATTTGAATTAGATAATGTCAAAACAGGAACAGTTATTAAATTTGAAGTAAGATCAGAAAGTATAGACGCTTTAAAATCAAAACATTCAGCTTATGTTAAAGCACCAAGTTTTACAGTAGGACAATCATTATTTCAGTCTTTAGCAGAGTTTGCAAGTGAAAATCCTGTGCCTGTTCCTTTACCATAAAAATGAGTATTCAAGTTACAACACAAAATGAAGTAATTTTAAAATGGAGGATTCCATCAGATTATGCAGGAAATCGAAGTGAATTGGTAGCTGTTATAAGACATTCATCTTTAATTGATGGAACAGCAGTATGGCCTAATTCAACATTTTTAAGGGAAGTTTCCGCTTTAACTGATTATTTAATACTGCCTTTAATAAATGGCACATATATGGTTAAATTTAAAGATTTAGAGGGACGTAAATCTTTAAGTCCTTTAAATCATATAATAAATATTCCTGATGAAAAACCAAAATTATTAGTTCAAACTGTAAGAGAAGATACTACATCACCACCTTTTCAAGGACAGTTAAATGATGTATTTTATTCATCTGAATATGATGCTTTAGTTTTAAATAATGATGATTTAGTAGATGATAAAGTAGATTTTGAACAGGGATATTTAGGAAGTATTGATTTCGGTGGTGAGCTTTTCAGTTCTGGTGAATATTTTTTTAAAGATAAGTTGGATCTAGGCGGTATTTTTACAGTTGAATTTCAAAGAATATTAACCACGAGAGGTCTTTATCCTAATAATACTATTGATTTACATTTTACAAATATTGATGAATGGAGTGATTTTGATGGTAATACACCAGATGAAACCAATGCTGTCATTCAATTTAGAAAAAGTAATGACGCACCAACTGATGATGAGATAGAAGATGAAAATACAGAATTTATATTACTAGAAGATGGTAATAAATTTAGTCAGGAGGATTCACAAGTATATGATGATTTTATTCCTATGGAAAATGGTAGATTTACTGGTAGAGTATTTCAATTTAAAGCAGATTTAAGTTCTAATTTTACAGATCAGACTCCTTTGGTTGATGAGTTAGGTTATAGGATTTTGTTTGACAATAGAACAGAAAGTGCAGCGGTTGCGAGTGGCGGTAGTAATCCAAAAGTGGTAACTTTTGATAAAGCCTTTTACCAAACTCCTAAATTAGGCATTACTGCTAGTAATATGGCTACAGGGGACTATTATGTAATTAGTAGTGAAAGTCGGACAGGCTTTTCCATCACTTTCTTTAATAGTTCAAATGCAGCTATTGACCGCACATTTGCCTACCATGCTAATGGCTTTGGTGCGGAAGGTGCTTAAATTTATCTCATTTTCAAACTTGAGTTATGGCAACACATGATTATGATTTAGCAAACCAATCGGGGGCCAGTTTTAGGTCAGATTTAAATAATGCTTTACAGGCGATATTAACAAATAATAGCAGTGCCACAGCACCATCTACGACCGCTGCCTATATGTTTTGGGCTGATACTAATACAGGTATTTTAAAAATAAGAAATTCCAGTAACAATGCTTGGGTTGAATTATTACAGCTTGATGGCACGTTAACACTTGAAGATGGTTCTGCAAGCACACCAGCACTTGCCTTTAGAGATGATTTAAATACTGGTATTTTTTCTAGTGAAGCTAATAAGTTAGATATTGCCTGTGCTGGTGGTTCAAAACTTCAAGTCAATATTAATGGAATAATTATTTCAGGAACGGTTACTGATGATGGTGCTACTCATGATGGTGATGTGACCTTTACAGGTGCGGCAGCTAATGTAGTTTTTGATAAATCAGATAATGCACTTGAATTTGCTGATAACGCTAAAGCAACTTTTGGTACTGGAGGTGATCTTACCATCTCTCATGATGGTAGTAATTCGATCATTAATGATGCTGGGACAGGAGAATTACAACTTCAAAGGGCAGGATCTACAGTAATTGCTTTAGAGGGAACTGGGATTACAATTCAAGATCCAAACGGTAATGCAAAAGTTAATATAAAAGCTTTTGAGAATAGTGATGCGGTTTTAGAATTACAAGCAGATGAAGGAGATGATAATGGAGATACATGGAGAATTGAATCAGTAGCCAGTGATAATGATTTAATATTTCTTAATGACACCAGTGGAAGTAATGTTCAGAAATGGGGAATAGATACAAGCGGTAATGTAGTGCAAACTGGAAATCTGACCGCAACTTTAGGTACTGCATCAGCCCCGTCTTATACATTTGCTGCTGATACTGATACAGGAATGTTCAGAACTGACAATTCTGCAAACAGCATCTCATTTACAGTTGGAGGAACAGAAGGATATAGAATCAATACTAACCGTATAATGCCAGCAGTTGATGATGACAGGGATTTAGGTAGTGCTTCACTTAGATTTGATGATGTTCATGCTACTAACGGCACTATTCAAACATCAGATAGAAATTTTAAAAATACAATCACTACAAGTGATCTCGGACTCGATTTTATTAATAAATTAAATCCAGTTTCTTATAAATTTAACAATAAGACAAGAACACATTATGGATTAATTTCACAGGAAATAGAGACAGTTCTTGGAACTATAAGTAAATCAGCAACAGATTTTGCTGGATTCTGTAAAGATGAAGTTGATGATGATGGTAATGCCATAACACCTAGATATGCTTTAAGATATACAGAATTTATTTCTCCAATTATTAAAGCGATACAGGAACTATCAGCAAAAGTAACAGCACTTGAAGGTTCTTAAATTTTTAAATATAATTACTTTAACTAATAAAAACTTATGTCTAATCCAAACGATTTTATCAAAGCTGAAATTGATGTAATAAAAGAACAATTAGAAATTGATATAAAAAAAGTTTCTTTATTGCAGCAGGAAATTAAAGAAATACAGGAACAAGCAAAAACTGCTATAAATGATAAACAAAAACAGATAAATAATGCAACACAGCCTATCTTGGAAAATCAAGGTTCATTAAAAAAATTAACTGAGTTACTAAACAAATTAGAAGGTAAGATAGAAACAACTACTGAAAAATAAATGGCAGATAGGAAGATCACAGCACTTACTGAATTAACAGCACCAGTAGCAACTGATGTTTTTCCTATAATTGATATAAGTGAATCTGATAACGCTAATAAAAACAAAAAAATACAGTTAACAACAATACTAAGAGGTATTCCTAATGGTACTGCCTCTGCCCCTAGTGTTGGGTTTATTGATGACACTGGTACGTCAGGTCTGTTTAGAGTTACAGATGATGAGATTGGTATATCTTGTAATCAGACTCAAGTAGCATCTTTTGCCGCTGCTGGTCTGAAACTAGGTTCTGGTACTATTGCTGCACAATTACATCTGTTTAGTACAGACACCACAGATCAAGTAATCATAGAAAATACAGATGCTGGTGCTGATACCGCACCTGATCTTGTTTTATTTAGAAATTCTGCTTCACCTGCTGATAATGATAATTTAGGCAATTTAATTTTCAGAGGCAAAGATGATAATTCAGATTCTGTTGAATATGCAAGTATTGTTGCACAGATAGCGGATGCTACAAATAGTTCTGAAGATGGTATTTTAGATTTAATGTCAACTGCTGCTGGTACGTTAGCATCAAGAATTAGATTAAAAAGTGAATTTGTTGGAATACATGAAGCAGATCCGACTTTTCCTTTGCATTTAGCAACTGCTGATACTACATCAGGTTTTTGTATAGAAAGCAGTTTGGATTCCGCTGCCAGTAGTGCTGACATTCTTTTATTTCATAGAAGAGGAAGTGATGGTGCTGGTCAGGATAACGATTTATTATCGTCAATATCATTTCAAGGAAAAAATGATGCGGGCACTCCTGAAGAGGTGATATATGCAACGCTCGAAACAAAGATTATAGATGCAAGTGACGCTTCAGAAGATGGGCAGATAAATTTAAAATCTATGGTTGCGGGTACTTTGACAACTGTCTTAACAGTAGATTCCAATGGAGCAACTGTAGTAGGTAATGTTGTTGTATCTGGAACAGTGGACGGGGTTGATATTGCAGCAAGAGATACTTTATTCGGTGGATTGACTTCCAGTTCTGGTGTATTGACAAATGGAGTTACAGCTACAACACAATCTGCTTCAGATAACAGTACAAAGGTGGCTACAACAGCCTATACCGACACAGCAATATCAAACTTAGTAGATAGTTCACCAAGTACATTAAACACCTTGAATGAGCTTGCAGCGGCATTAGGAGATGATGCAAACTTTTCTACGACAGTAACAAACTCAATAGCAACAAAAATGCCATTGGCTGGTGGTACATTCACAGGTGATGTCACATTTACAGGAGATAGTGCAAATATCGTATTTGACAAGTCTGATAACGCTTTAGAGTTTGCTGACAATGCTAAATCTGTTTTTGGTGCTGGTGGAGATCTTACTTTGCTGCATGATGGAACTGACTCAAAAATTACAAATATCACTGGCAACTTAATATTTGAAGCAAAAGCTAGCGAGACAGGTATAAAAGTAATTCCTGACGGGAGTGTGGAGTTGTACCATGATAATTCGGTAAAGGCGCAAACGATGTCTTGGGGGCTGTATATTCTCGGAGAAATTAATACTACTGCCAGGATACAAAGTGGTGGTGACGTATTTATTTCTGGTACAGCACCAGCTTTACATTTAACCGATTCAGACAATAACCCTGATTATAGAGTAATGAATTCACATGGAGAATTCAAAATTTTTGACGAAACTAATAGTGCAGATAGGTTTGTTATAAATACAACTGGTCAAATAAATTTAAATCCTAAATCAGGAGAAGATGGAATCAAGGTTATACCTGACGGAGCAGTGGAACTGTATCACGATAATGTGAAGAAGGCAGAAACATCAGCCGATGGATTTAACTTGCCAGATAGTAGTAAATTACAACTAGGAGATTCACAAGATTTAGAAATTTATCACTCAGGCAATGGCTCTTTTATAAAAGATGCTGGTACTGGGCCTCTACAAATACTGACAAATAACTTACTTATTAGAAATGCAGCAAATAATGAAGAAATGATAGTGGCTTCTGAAAACGGGTCGGTGGATTTGTACCACGATAATGTAAAGCGTTTTAACACAACAGCCGATGCCGTAGATGTTCACGGACATATAAATTTAGGAGCAAATACTGACGATAAAAGGTTACGATTTGGGATAAATAATGACCTTCAACTGTACCATGATGCTACAGACAGTCACATCCTTAATAGCACAGGAATTTTAAATATAAATTCTACTAACGGCATAAAAGTACATGGTAGTGTAGAACCTGAAGCGGATAATACAAGAGCATTAGGCTCATCTTCAAAACGATTTACAACTTTACATTCTGCTGCATTAAATACAGGTGACATTAATATGTCTAATCTTAATGATTATGGTAATGAAGTAGATAGTACGAAAGGTAGTTGGTCGATACAGGAAGGTGCTGATGATTTATTTATTATTAATCGTTTAAGTGGTAAAAAATATAAATTTAATCTTACAGAAATCAATTAGATTTTTCTGTCATCTGACGAGTCATAATTCCCATTGTGATATAGAGGGGAGCCAAAGCACAGAGACCAGAAAATACTATAATTGTAGTTAATGGTAATAATTTCAAAAGGGCTTGTCTCATATGCTTAATAAAATCTCTTCAATATTATCCATCTTATCATTCTTGATAAGCTTAACAACTATAGGAGCAGGGTACGCTACTTACAAATGGGTAAGCAGTCCACAATTTGAAGCAATGATGATGGAGAAGGTTATGGAAAGTGTAAGTAAAATATTACCTAATCAAATAGATAAAAAATTACCAAAAGTAACAGGTCCTATGTTGCCTTTATGACAGAATTACAACGCACACCTACTCGTATAAGAACACGTTTTATAGCTGTGTTGGCATTGATAACATCAGGAATTACTTTTGGATCGGGATTTATGGTGTTTTTATACATGAAAAGTCCAGCATTTGAAAACCAATTATTAGGGCAGGTAATGAAACACATGGATTGGATTATCGCTGATGAGTTTGAAAAGCAGATAAGAAAATTAAAACCAAGACCTGTAGCAGATGCAAACGATCCAAATAAATGGTTTTGGGATTATATAGAGCAAAGAAATAAAGAGTATATAGAATGGGAAACAAAAGGTAAATGGGAGCAATGAACTGTTGGCACTGTAAAACTGAATTAATCTGGGGTGGAGATCATAGTATTGATGAAGATTTTCAACCTGTTCTTGCAGAAGAATATTCAATGGTAACTAATCTGTCCTGTCCTAAATGTAATTCTTATGTAGAAGTTTACTTAGCAAAATGATATTTGGGTTTTTTAAAAAACTTATTCAACATTACATAGACAAATTAGTTGATTGGATGCGTATGGTTAAGTTTGATTTGGAATTAGAGAACGAAATAAAAAAATTTCACGATAGTTATTTAAAGGAAGTTGCAAAAGGTGAACCGAAGGTAATAGAAAAAGGTACATTTGGACAGGATGATTGGTCTATTTCTATCGGGGATATAGATGACAAAGATACCAAAGATTGAAATAAAAGAGGTTTACGTTCCAAAAATACGTTTATGGGAAGTACAACCACCAATATTAGATATTATTTATAAACCAGTTGTTGATATTCCAGGATGTGTTGATGCTCATAGAAATAATCTGACAGGACTTATAAATGAGGATGAATTTGGTACTTATCAAGCCTGTGGTACGTTTAATATTCCTAGCTTTGAACCTCTTGAGTACAACCCTGCAAATTTTATATATACCGCACCAGCAGAGCAGGAAGAACAGCAACAAGAACAACTTCCGCAGCAAAAACCTCAGATACCACAAAAGAAAAAAGATGAAGAATTAAAAATAGATCCATGCCCTCCTAAAAACCCACAATTTAGACCAGGAGATTACAGAAATGATAAGAGGATCGAAAGGTTGGTAAAATGGGAAAGATCCCCCTCAGATGGTATTACTTGTGTCGGAGTCTGGGAAAAAGTACCATTCAGAGAAAGCTTTATTGGTACACCTCAAGCACTCATTTCTACTGCTGTTATTGGTGTGGTTGCTGGTGGCTCTGCGCTTTTGGCTCCTGTAATAAAAAAGTTAATCTCTGAAATATTTAAAAAGATAAAAAAGAAACTGACAAAGAAAAAAGATAAGATATAATAAATATTACAAGTCTATAATTCGGTCACTTCACTAGGTTGATCTCCCCCAGACCTCTTAGTTGTGTCTTTTATAGACAAGGGGGTAACTTAGCAACCAGACCCATTATCAAGTTGTTGACTCAACCTCTGCTCTGTTGGAGCGTCAGTTGCTTACTTAGCAAAAGTGTTTTGAGATTTCCTTTTGCTTATAAATTAGTAGGTAGACTAGTTGGAAGGGGTCTATCTACTTTTTTATTTTTAAGGTAGAATGTTTATCCGTAGATAAGTTTAATACCCGTGACTTGTCTATTCTAATTTATGAGTGTGCGGTAATACCTGATTCATCTTTTCAGTAACAATCACATCTTTGCATAAATCTGCGTACTTACTGCTTGGCAAAAATGATATGCCCCGAATTGCTAATTCTCCACAATTTTTTAGACGTGCGAGCTCGTAGTTGAGCCTTTCTTTAGATAGTATTTGACTTTGTATTTTTTCTTGGGTCGTGGCTGCTTTTAAACATTGATCTTGAAATCTTTGATCTAATGGAAAGGTAAAAGTTAATGCTGCACCAAAATTAATACCAAGACTATCTTTGTTATTACTGTAGTTTTCTTGATAATACAGAATATCTCCTGGGTTTATTAAATTACCATCTTCATCAACACTTGGATCGTACACTGGTGTCATGTATGTGTAATCAAATGGTCGTTTCTGATTAAAGGAAGTGGTGACAAACGGGCTAAATGACATTTGTGGGCCTTGGCATCTAATACCGTTTCCATAATGATTTTCTATAGTATTTCCTTGTAAAACCTGTGTTGCAAAATTAGAGACAGATCCACTAGCAGAAGCAGAGGGAGCAGCAGTGTTTGAGGTATTAGCAAACGCTGGACTCCCAAATAATAATCCTATTACTGCGAGAATATTGTAGTTGTATCTGTTACGCTTTGGCTTTCTATGGTTCTCGTTACGTCTGAAACTGATTCTAGACCAGGTGGTGTATAAACTTCTGTAAATTGAAAGGCATCTCCTGGATTTGTTATTGACCAATTGGGTTTCTCTCCTAAATCTAAACCTGTCCATGTATAAGTTGTACCATTTATATTTTCAGTGACAGTTGCATTTGGAGCAGATATAGTCGATCCATCATGGCTGACACCTGATCCTGTAACTGAATATGTATACCCAGAATTATAGTTTGATGTTCGTATAGATTCTGTAATGTTTGTGGTAGTTTCTGTTCGGCTACTAGAACTACCTTGTGTGAAGTTAGGCACAATAGGCACAGCGTAGACAGGGCTAGATATAAGAAAAACAAACGGAAGTGTCCTCCACATCAGTCAATGGTCAAGTCGGTAACAAAAGAACCAGTAAGCGTAACACCTGTACCAGTTCCAGGAGTTAGGGTAATTGTATGATTATCTAAACCAATATCTGCTGTGCCAACACTTGCTGCTTCAGTTGATGTGATATTTGAGAAGTTTGGTATCTCACCTACTGTAGCTGCTGCGGAAGGTGTAGCATCTCCTTCTATGTAGCTAGTAGTGTAGTTAAAGGCTTCACCTGCTGTAGTTTGTGCAACTGAATCTGGAAAAGTTATTGATGGTACGCCATCTGTTGCATCTCCGAAGCCACCAATACTGTTTGCATCGTCAGAATCTAAAGTAGTCACTCCGCTACCTGAGATACTGTATGAACTTGAAACTTTCTCGGCAATACTTCCAGCCGATACTGCTTCAAGTTGTACTGAAGAAGAAATTGAATGACTTATGCCTCCAGCATAAGAAGCTGGAATACCAGCAACTAACAAAAGTGGTAAAAGTTTTTTCATTTACTTGAAGGATCTTTACCTGATGTTACATTATTCGGCCTCTTCTTGCCATTACCATTGCTTTTCACTGGCAAATTCATACTTGACATTACTGCCGACAACAATCCAGCAGCAAAAGTTGTATCAATTTGTCGGGTTGAGTTTCCGAAATACGCAAAAGAAATTACTGCCAAACTCCAAAACAAAATAATCATTTGGACTACATTTGAGATAAGAGAAGGACCTTCTTTCTCTTCTTTTTCTTCTATTATTGGTTCGGTTTTTGGGTCTTTTGTTGTCATAATCCTAGTGATATACTATAAATATAAAGATTGAGGCCAAGATTGGCAATAAGCGTTAAGGTAGGAATAGAGATATAAAAGTCATGTCAAAATTTTTAATTGGAATGTTTATCAAGTTTGGTAGATCAGAGTCTTTGCGTAAAGCAGCACTATCTTTACTCAAGGCTATGGTGGCAAAAACTGATAATGATATAGATGATGCAATAGTAAAAATGATTGAAGAAAAATTATTTCCAGTAAAATGAAAGTTACTAAATTTCTCAACATAGATATTGAACCAGCACCTCCTGAGTTGGAACTTCAAATTGAAATGCAATGTAGAGAAATTATGCAGAGTAACGATTTAGATAATATAAAAAGATATTGCACACATATGGTTAGAAAAAAATTTGATCAAGATATTTTTATGGCTTCATTATTAAACAGACTTATAGAACTAGAAGCCAATCGTGTTGTAGTCGAGATGAGAAAGCAAAAACCAAGAAATCCTATTGCAAAGTTTTTTCGTATTCGTTAATTTCCATATTAGTAAAATCTTTTACTTGTAATTTTTCAATCTTATCAATTTCGTAGTTAAATTTAAGTATTGCAGTTCGGATATGTTCTGTTATCCAACCACCTTGCTTTGAAACAACTTGAGCTTTATTTCTTTCATTGATAAAGATGTAATGATCATAGCCCTTGAGTTCTATATCTAAAAGATTTTTTTCAAGATTTCTACGTCTTATTTCTTTTAATTTTTTAAGTTTTTTTGAATCGCTCATTTTTCGTATGTGGTAGGAGGAGGTGTAATCCAATGACGTTTGCCATTGATAATTTTAAAATGTATTTTTAGTAAGGGATCATTTACTAAGTATTGTTTAGGTTTTTTTCTCATTTGTAGATCCTCTGTAATTCTCTGCTAAGTTTTCTAGCATAGTAGTTTCTATGTATCCAATCAATTTTATAACCAACATTGAAATGAGCTTTTCTACAAACATCAATAAGATTATCCATTAAACGTCTATCAAACTTAAAACCTCTCATCCTTTTTCTTACTTTCTCTCCTTGTTTAAAGTTTATAGAGTTTGTAGATATCCAACCTGTTTTATCAGCAGTTTCATAAGTTTCTAATCCATTATCTGTCAACATGATGCAAGTGTATCCTGCGTGAGTTTTATCTCCTTTCTTACGCAATCTTCGTAAATACAAATTCATTATGTCTCCTGTTTCTTTATTTCTTATGTGAATATATGGTTGAGTTCTTTTTCCTAAAAATATAATTTTGTCAAAATGTTCATTTTCTCTTATATCTTGTAACTCACCTAACTCTTTACCTTTTTGTATGTAATCAGGGAAAAGATATTCTTGAGTATCTTCATTGATTGGTGGGACAGTATATGGATGCATATAAGTATCTTCTGTTCCTTTATCAATAAATCCAACAATTATCCCATATTTTTGTTGATTAGCACCTACATAATAAATAATATTATCACCTACTTTTACTTGTTTATCTTGATTGTGATTTAGATAGAAACTAGTATTCCAATTAGTCTTAGTTTCAAAAACTACTTTTTTATTTTTGGTTAAAAATTCAAAATCTAATAAATTAGAATTATTGTATTTTGATTTTGCATAAATTGATGTTTTATATTTTTCTTTTATAGTATCTGGTTTTCTATCATGATTCCTTTTAAGTTCTTCTAACTGACCTTCAATTTCAAGTAACTCTTCTTTTGTAAGTTCGTGACCACAATTAGGGCAAACTTTTTGTGGTTTAAAAACATAATTGCATTGCTTACAAGTTTTAAATATAGGTTTAGCTTTGTTTTTTACTTCTTCTTCATCAAAATCTAATTCCCAATGCCTTTCAATATCTACAAAGTCATGCCTGTAAGTATTGCCAACATGATCTAATACTATTGCTGTCTTACCTTCTTCTGGTCTAAGGATTCTTCCTACTTGTTGAACATATAAAGTAAGAGAGTTCGTTGGGCGAAGGAGGATAGCTCCTGTCACGCAAGGTAAATCAGTTCCCTCGCTAATGATGTCGATAGAAACAACAACACTTATCTCATGGTTTCTTAGCTTATCAAGAACTTTATCTCTTTCGGGTAGTTTCATCTCACCTGTTAATAGTTCTGCCTTAACACCTTCTTTTATAAACTTTTCATGCACTTTTTTGGCATGAGCAATATCAACACAAAAAGCAATCGCTGGTTTATCTAATAAATGTTTTTTATATTGTTCAACAGCATCACCAATAATCATTGGTTGATCCATTACTTTTTTTAAATCTTTTTTCTGGTATTCTCCTCTTTTTAATCTACAACCAGTTAAGTCAGGTTGTTTTGCTCCTGCAAACACTTTGTGATTACATAAATAACCTTTTGAAACTAGGTCATTAGTTTGTACATCAGATATAAGTACGTTAAAAAACTTACCTAAAGGTTTGTTATCTAAACGTATGGGAGTCGCTGTTACTCCTACCTTGATGGCATCTTTATATCTTTTGACAATCTTCAACCATGTTGATGCAGCAATATGATGTGCTTCATCAAAAATAATTATGTCAGGAACAAACTTTTCTCTTTCGATGTTTCTGTAAAGAGTATAAACAGAAGCAACTTGTAAAGGTTGAGTATTATCCCTGGGAAAACCAGAGGCGATGATTCCGTATTTAGAATCAATCAAATCAAGCTTTTGACAAGATTGTTTAATTAATTCTCTTTTATGAACAAGAACCATTACTTTCTTGCCTTTACTTACAAAATCTTTTGCAAGCTCTGAAAAGATAACTGTTTTACCAGCACCTGTAGGCAAGACAAGTAAAGGAGATTTATTCTGATTTTGAAGTTGAAGATTTAACTGCTCAAGAGCAGTGGTTTGGTATTCTCTTAATTGCATTGGAAGGTAGTTTAAGTTTTAAAAAGGTAGTTCTTCGTTTACAGATTCGATCTTCTGTGGATTAATGTTGCCCCAAGGGCCGTATTTTCCATCCATGACTTTAGAGTAGATTTGTATACATTGAGTTTTAACTGTGTCTTTTTTACTGAAGTCGTAGACATCTGCATCTTTTGCTTTTGTGTTAACTAGGTTTTGTAAATGATCTATCAAATGAGTCAAAGAGTCAACAGGAATTGTGAGACTCAAGACTTGTTTTTCAGGATCAAATCTATCGTCATTGATTGTCCATTTAATTGGTAATGGAAGTGCTGGATTGAAATCAGGCATGATTAAAAAATTCTTTTAATAAGTTGTTTAAAAATTGGTTAGTAGAGAGATTGCTCGACTTGCAATGCTCTCTAACTTGAGCAGCTAATTCATCAGAAGTACGCACCCCTAAAACATTTCGATTAAGGTTTTTTTTCTGGGCTGCTCTTCTCTCTTCAAGTTGTTTCATAATTGCTTGTCCAGAGAAGTCTGCTTCTTCTGTAGTCATAGTGTGTCATCTATTTTTGATATAGCATGACTTAAAAACTCACCATGTAAAGCAGTTGTAATATGTCTGGAAATCTTTGCATCTTTGATTCCAAACTTATTTCTAAATGATTCAACAAGTTCTTTCATTTTATCAGGGTTTGATTTATCAAGACTTGCAAGTTGTTCAAGTAGTAATGTTCTTGCCTCTCTTGAAATAGGAGGATCAGTTTTTGCCTTTTCAGAAACAGGAGCTAATTCTTGATTAGGTTTTGTTGGAGTGTTAGCAGTACCAATTTTTGGAGGTGGAGGTGTTTGTTTAGCTTCATCAATTTCGATCTGTGCCCATAATTCATAAGCCAAACCAAATGTAAAACAAGCACAAGCACATAGACACCTACGATGAGAATTTTGAAAATGAACAGACGAAATCTTATCTAAAGGAATAGGTCTGTTTGCATTGTCTGTAATCGCAAAAGGGAAAAGAGCAGTTTTGATACCTGTATCTATATTTTCAAAATATCCCATAAGGAAACCAGTTCCATCAGGAGCTTTAAAAATATAAGATGATATTTCTTCTTCAACAGAAGATTTATCTAAACAGAACTGCCAACCAGGAGCGTGTTCTCTTAATATTTGTGCAGTTTTAGCCCATGCAACATAATCAAACTTCATCTTTTTATAGATGTCAGTAGTTTTAATTACACCAGCTAAATTGGGAAGGGTAGTAGTGGTCATCAGTAATTGTTTACTTGAGATTAATATTACAACAATATTATGTTTACTGCAAGGCTGATTGTAATAAAGTATTGAATTGTTCTGGTGTTAACACAACTCGCCATTCTCCTCCACGAAACCTAACCATGCTGGCAACGAAGTCTACACCTGCATTTTTTCTTTGTGTTTCTACTTCCCTGGGCTTTACTAAACAGGCTCGGCTTTTATCTTTGTAATCACAAACCTGCACTACACAATTTGGTATGCCATAAATATCTCCAACATCATCTGGTATCCCTGCTGCAAGATTTCTTTTGCATTCAAAACCAGTAACTTCTGTTAGAAGTTCTGCTGCTTCTCTTTCTGCCTTATCTCCTTTTCTTTTATTTGGATTAGTCATCCTTTTAACTCTCGAATCCGTCTTTGAATATCATCAAATGCTACAACATACTCTTTGTCATTAATTTCATTTTGAAACCATTGCCATTCAAGTGTTGCAATCTCATTATTTAGTTTTGTAATGAGATACTTTTTTCTTCGATCAAGTTCTCGGTAAAAACACTTCATTTCATTATTTTCCATTTTTGTCTTATTTTAGATTTAAGTTGTTTAGTTTTCTGAATTTTTAAACTTAAGTAAGTATCATTAAGTTCATCTATCAAGTGAGTAAAATCTCTTTGAGATGACATTTCTAATGACCTTTCAAAGTTAACAATGGAAGCTTTGATTAGTTCTAAGTCTCTACCTGAG